ATCCAGTAGTATTGACAGCTGACTCGGTAGCATCACAGTCCTCAGAAATTGAAGTACAGGCCCGGGCAACAATTGCCGCTTGCTTTTGATCACCTGTATATACGGGGACAACCTGATTAACTACTGTCCCGAATTGTTGTATCTCCTGAATTAGAGCGGAAATTTTCTTTTGACAGCTAGTCGGATTCTTCCTTCGGCTTTTTGTCGCCGGTCGCTTATCTCCGGTAGCAAATGCGTTCTTCGCTGCGCTCTGCTTTTCTTGTAAATCTTTATTATCCTCTACTGATTCAATAAGTGACAAATTTACCCGGGCCTCATAGACATTTCCCAAGGCATCCAGGTTTGTATATTCTACCTCCATTTCTTTTATGACAAACTCACCCCCTGTCTCTCCGTTTCCCCATAACAAAGGTAATATTTCAAAGTTTTCTAATGACGTACGTAACTTAGCTATTTCCTGCTCCACCGATCCGGGAGTAAATTCTACATGCAGAAATATAGACAAATTTAGGGCGGACAGTCCAATAGCTGCAGCCATTAACCGGGGCTTTCTTCCGATCAATGCAAATTCCGCTAATGTTAACTCTTCTGTTGTAGAGTAGCTAACAAAGGTCTGTAACCCGTCAAATTGAATCGTCCCTAATTGTGCAAACATTAGCTAATAATACCTTCTTTCATTTTTTGTAAATACTCAACAGCCTTTTTCGTTAGTTCTACGTAAGCATCCTTCTCTATTTGTGGAAGGCGATCAGATCCAAAGGCGGCACCGTAGGTCGATACACTTGAAAGGACGTTGATAGGATTACGCGGTTTGCTCCTAACGAATACTTTTCCCTTCTGATACTGGCCCCGTGCAAATACAAACGGGGTTTCAAATTTCCCGACCATGAAAGCAAATAGAATTGATACACGTTGCCCCTTCTTTATTTCTACACTTACGCCACCTGCGCCATTTGTGCGACCTTTTCCAACCTTTGATTTTAACCCGGCAGCCTTTGTAAAAGACCCGCGAATAGAAAAAGACGTTCCAACAAACACAGGCTTAAAATAAGCAAGCTGCACAGGTCGCCGACTGGCAGACATACGGGATTCCAGGTTGAAATCCTTGGCCGGTTGAAAGTTAATTGTATTGACCTTTTCAGCAGGAATATTATAGGCGTGCCGAACATACTGACGCAATTTCGTTCTTTGCTTGCGCATGGTGTCGTTAATAGCCATCCGCATAGCTCGACTGACTTGTTCATGGCCTAATTGCTTGCCAAACTCAGCCAAGGCGTTTTCAGCTTCTAATACATCTGCAAATACTGTCAAATTTTTTTTATTAGGCTTATTTTTAAAAAATTTTGTTATGCCAGTATGTCTCGCCTAACAAAATTGAATCTATTAATCAACCTTATTTTCTTGAATAACTAAAATCCGCATTAGATCTAATCATTTCCTCGCCTTCATCATAGGCAACTACTAATTCTTTAATGTCTACTATATCAGAGTTGTATCGACAAAATGCCTTATTTAAATGCCTCCAACCTTTTCTAACACTATTTGCTTTAGAGGATAAATTAAATGCGCTTATTAAAGTCAAACTTAGCGTTGAAGTAAATCCTAGAAGCTTAGTCACTAAAAATTTGTTATTATGCATGAAATCAAAATCCGCAAAACCAGATATAAAAAGGGAAGATGCAATTGCAACAATTCCGAGAAAAATTAATAATATCTCTAACAATAGCGCGCGTCTGGCCCATTTATTTAGGATTCCTGCAATTTCCGCTACAGTGGCATCAGGGTTTTGACCTGTTTTCCATTTTTTGATGGCGTCATTATTTTCATTCATATTTTTTTAACGAATTTACAATTAATGCCCGCACTAATCCACCCGTTAAAACACCCAAATTTTTCGCGATATAAGTGACATGGCTCAAAATGACCTCCTTGCCTTTCTTTGTTCATGATCACGCATTAATTTGTCGAATGTGGTTTGTATGTTATCGCTAATTACCTTGCCATCAGCAGCCGTAGCGCCACCGGAGACATTTACTATAATGTGGTTATTTATAGTGCTCTGGTCACTTTTGTTTACCAGTCCAGTCACAGCGTCGCCACCTCCCCTCCCCTTCGGAGGAACATATAAGCCTACCTTCGCAGCTGCTGCGCTCCCCGGCTTTATCTTCGTCATGGTATCATAGTGGGCGAAAAGTTTATCGGTAAGATTATTTACTTCGTTGGCAGCACTTTCAAGGCTTTTTATACCCAATGATTTCCCAATCCATCCCATAGCCGATAAGACCATTTTCAAGGGAGCAAGCATGAATCCCATAATAGCATTGTAAATGACTTTAGCAGCGTTCATAAAGACGGCACCCCATTCTATTGATGCATTCTTGAAAAAACCCGTTATATCATCCCAATACGCATATAGTGCCGCTAAAGCAGATATAACCAAAGCAATCCAACCAATAATAGGGATAGAATAGAAGGTGAGGCCAAAAATACGGGCAACAATGGTAAGCGCCTGAAACACTTTTACGCCACCCCATAGAATGGCTAACCCTGATGCAATAGCAACAAAAGCCGCCGCCATTTTGAAAAGGTGGGGATTATTCTGTGCAAATTCGCGCAACTTCCCTACTATGGAATTCAACACCTCAAAAATTGCTGTCAATGTGGGTGCAAATGCTGCCCCTATGGATGCTTTCAGATTTTCCATGCTTGTTCTGAACACTTCCTGCTGATAGGCAAGTCCTTTCATCTTTACGGATAGCTTATCGGAAAGTCCGGCCTGGCTATCCAACTTGGTTAGAAATTCTTGGTATCCTTCCAGACCATTTTTTGAAAGATATTCTATGAAATCCGTGGATAAACCCTGTTTACCGCCAAATGCTTTTAGAATGGCGGCTATTTTGGTTCCACTGAGGTCATGGAGTTTGCCCAATTCTCGAACAAAATTATCTATCCCCAGGAATTGGCCTTTCTTGTCGAAAAAGTTTAAGTGCTTTCCAAAAATCCCCGCTACCTCATTTGCCTTTCCTACCTTCTCACCATCCCGGAGACCGTCAAAAATCCTACGGAAGTTTGTTCCAACCGTCGCCCCAGACAAACCCCGGGACATGAATAAGGCCCCCAAAGCTCCTAACTGCTTGGATGCCTCCAACCCCTGCACACCCAGATTAGCAGCTCCTAAGCTCGCCTTACTGAAAAACTCGTTCATCTCCGTGACGGCCTCGCTGCCTGTTTTGCCCACACCGGACCCGTGAACCCTTGCAACAAGATCCATAACTTTTTCCATGTCCGCAACAGCAACCCCCATGTCATTGCGCATGTGCGCCGAAAACTCCGCAATGTGGGCAGGGGCCATATCAAAGAGATCGGATAGCTTTGCCGTTGCCTCTCCGATACCCCCTAATACATCGGTCTCATCGATACGGTTTTGCTTCAACACCTTAACCATATCTATATAATCCGTGGCACTCCCTTTATACTTATCGGAAAGATCCATCGAAAGAGCGGCTATCCTCTTATATGTATTTTCATCCAGAATACCGCCCGGCCCCATCATAGCAGCTTTCAAATCATTTCCGGAAGCCTCCATTTTGGCGAAGGCTTCCACCGGCTGTTGAAGCAGCTTTAGACCGGCCATACCTGCCCCAATCAGTGCTGTCCCCTTTCCAAAGTCTACGGCGGCGTTCTTCAACTCTGCAAACTGTTTCTTCGACTTGCCAAAAACTTTTTCCAGGACCTCAGACGCACGATCATAGGCCGACAGGATCAATCCTATTTTAACTTCCTTTTCCATCCTGCAGGAGCTTATTCATTTCATTGTATAATGCGACGGCCTGAGAGACGCGATAAGAAATATCTTTGACGGGCCAAGACAAGATGATATGATAAGGAGTATTTGAGAAATGCGCTAGGAAAAGCATGTCCCTAACGCTTACTAAAAATTTAGGTCTGCAAATTCACTCTGAATTTTCAGATAGTCCTTTAACGGCAATTCCGAAAGAACCTCAGGAACGACAGGCTTACCGTCGATTGTAACAGTCCTGGCCATTAATGCCGTCAAGTACTTTTCCTGCTGTCCGGCTCCGGCTATCCGCATTGCTTGTTCTGCATCCTTCCCTTTTGCTTCCTTAATAACAACTTTCTCCCCTGTAGATAGAGAAAATTCTTTACCTGCAACTTTATTCATACATCTCTTTCATTTAAATGCCCAAATTTGCTCGATATTCTGCAAGCTGGTCGCTATCGTCTACAAAGAACATTTGTGCAATAGCATCAATCTCCACAAGCCTTTCGCCGTCAACCTCCAACCTGTAATAAGTGGCTGAGAAATCGCTTTCCTGTTCGCTAGGCTCATTCATCTTCATAGTAAGAGCGGATAAAGAGTCTTTAAACCGAACCACCAAAAAGCAAACTACAGAAGACTGTGAGCGTGTGCCACTAGCGTCGTAAACATCCATGTTGGCCCGCACCTGCATATTCACCGCTGTAAAAGGATCTGCTACGGCAGAAATCACATCAGGATATAGAGAAGACCATTTTATTTTCCCTTGCATTTTTTCAAATCCGTTGGGGAATTCCACGTCCATGATCATGCCTAAGCCCTTATGATCGCTGTATTTTGCTTTTACTGCCGGTAGTTGGATTTCTTCAGCACGGCCCAAAAATGATACTCCGCCAATGTATATATTGGCATTAGTAAGCCTATTCACCACTATTCCCATACTGCACTATTCCTTTACCCACTATTTGAATTGCCCTAACAGGCTTATATCTAATACATCTTTGAATGTCACACGCTCCGCCGGGGTAGGAATCATATATACCCGCTCGAAAACAATCTGCCCTGCAGCCAATTGGCTGGCTGGATTGTCCGCCCTGTTATAATTTACCCGGCTTCCAGGTAGAACAGCCCCGCGCTGGATCAACGTCCTAATAAAAGCATTTCCCGCCTCTCGCATGGTATCAATAAGCCCCTGTGTTACTGGCTGATCAATGAAGGGAAGCGCGGCAAACTCCATGCTTTCGGCCACCATGTCATCGGTGCGCCGAAGGCTTATAAAATTCTTCACCGATGTAGAGGCTGGAAACGACGCATTCCTATTACCCCAGGCCAACATGCCGGTTCCATACCCGGCAGCAACCGTGACGATGCCTGCGCTGTTAAGCTGGTTTGCTTCACATTCAGCGTCATTTATGGACCACTCAATTACCCGTTCGATTCCGGTTGCTGCGATAATCTGTTTATTACTCGGACTATACCAATAGCCGTACTTCACGTCAGTGGCAACAATCAGCCCGGCCATGAAGGCGCTAAAAGGATAGGCTCCGTCCGCTTGTGTAGCATCATCATAAGACTTCAGGTAGGGGTAAAGCAGGCAGGCCCGGGGGTCAGCCGTATTGAAGACAATATTGCCGTTAATTCCCCTGCCAGCAATAGCCCCGGCAACAGTAACACCATACGGCGCGTCAACCAGGTACACCGCCCTTTGTTTGATGGCTGCGGTTGCCATTGCGGCCACGATTCCCGATAAGCTCGCATAGGTCGGACTTATAAAAATCTTTGGTTTGTACCCATAGGTATTATAAGCCACATCATACAAAGAAAGGCCCGTACGGTTCCCGTTTATATCAATCCCCCCGACCAGCTGGCTAACTGTTACACTTGTGGGGTTTAGTGTCTTGTAACTGACCTTGTAACTAGTTCCGTTGCCGACATTGGACGAGAGAGCAGTAAGCTTGCCGAATGAATCAATATTATAGTCGATTCCTGGCAGAATGGTTGCAGGTGTTCCGTCAGCGTTCTTTATCACAATCGCCCCAATAGGAGCAGTCGAGAGGGCAAAAGATCCATTGACAACCTGTTGTACTTCGTCTGTAATCTGATTTAGGTTAGTTTGTGAATCAAAAACATTCACCACCATAACCGGACAGCTACTCGCCATTGCGCGAATGATCTTCAACGTCTTTGGAATATTGAATCCCGGGACCGACAAACCAAATTGTGCGTCATCTGATTCGGAAAGGCAAAGGGTGAGCGTGTTAACAGGCCCCACCGGTGCAATTCCAAACAAGGCAATTACCCCCGATTTCACTACTGTTATGGTCTGACCCCCGATTTCGCTTTCAATCGTCTCGACCCCATGTAAATATGATGCAGGCATTTAATTAGATTTATTGTTCACTTCAACCAACAGACCAGAGGAAATCAGGCTGATAATGTGGGGATGATCTTCGGGCAGTGTCGCCGTTTGTCCCTTTGAAAGTCGTATATCTTGTATGTCAGTCCCTGTCCGAATGGTTGCATTATGATCTACTGGGCCTGTGTATGTGAATGTCTTCATTATCACTATTCATTTTCACTAATTCCAGAAAAGGAGGGTATAACGATAGGCTCAGAAAATTTATCCTGAGTTAGAACGGTCATACATTCAAGGTTATAGACATGGCACCAAATGCCATCCTCGCCTCTGCTGATCTCGTCTTTTACCAAATAAAGCCGGTCACAATTGGAAGGTCGGAACCCGACTAGCGCGGATTCAACTAAACTCCGGAGCTGAAACAAACCAGTGTCGCCGTACAACAATCGCCCGTAGCATTCAATATTAAATTTCAACCGCCTGTGCTGGACTATTGGATCTGTGCTTATGATCGCTGTAGTATCACTGCCGGTATACACTACATAGGATATTGGGTCCGGGACAGCCCTTTGATAGCTGGCGTCAGCTTCCGGCAATATCTGTGCTGTGTAGGTTGATCCTTGAAAAGCTCCCGTTAATTGTGTCGTTATACTCTCCTGAATCGCTCCAATATCCATTATCGCTTAGGTTCTAATTGCAGAACGATCATGTTCCCGTCGTATTTTCTGTCTGCTTTGAATGTGTAATAATCCACACCGGCTATGTTGATCAACTCGCTATGCCCGCTCTGTACGGATTCAAATAGACCCGGAAAAAGACCTTCCAGGTATTCGCACTTCGTTGTAATAGCCGCGTAATCTTCGTCGCTGATATCTTCTTTTTGCGTGGGCCGGTTCAATAACACCTTACCCACCTGCACTTCCCC